GTTGGTGATGCAAACCCAAAAGCCATAAAGCAGGAAGCCTAAACAGGTTATTGGTCGAGTTGGCAATTGCCACAAAGATACCAATGAGTGAATGGGTTGATGCGGATGACATATTAACAGCGATCGAGATATTGGAGGCAAGGAATGGCTAAAGAAACCATTGCATACAATAAAAACGATCTGCGTGATATTTACAAGGCTTTCAAACTTATGGATGACCAAGCAACAGAGGAAGCAAGAAGTCAATCTGCTGCTCTGGCTTATTTTGCATCAGAGGAAATTAAACAGGCAGCTCGAACTCGAACAAAGGCTGGTAAGGTTGCGGAAAGAGTCGCAGAAGGCGTTAGCATCTCTAAGTCCAGCAAAATCGGTGAGTTCCGTTATGGTTTCGCAAGACAAAAGTTTTCAGGTGGTGCTACAACGCAAACCCTATGGGGTGGAGTTGAGTTTGGATCTAATAAGTTCAAGCAGTTCCCTACATATTCAGGACGGCAAGGCAGAGGTTCAAGAGGTTGGTTCATCTATCCAACCCTTCGCAAAATTCAGCCTGAATTGATTAACAAGTGGGAACAGGCTTTTAATCGCATTATTAAGGAATGGGTCTAATGGCAACCGGTAATCGCACATTAAAGTTATCAATCCTTGCCGATGTTGATGACTTAAAAAAGAAGCTAGGCGAAGCCGACAAAGCGGTCGAAAGTAATTCAAGCAAGATTTCAGAATTTGGCAAGAAGGCTGCTGCTGCATTTGCAGTCGCTGCTGCTGCTGCCGTTGCCTATGGCACTAAATTAGCCGTTGATGGGGTCAAGGCTGCAATAGAAGATGAGCAAGCACAACTTAGGTTAGCCAATGCTTTAAGACAAGCCACAGGTGCTACTGATGCCCAAATAAAGGCTACTGAGGACATGATCCTTAAGACATCTTTAGCCACGGGTGTTGCTGATGACAAATTAAGACCAGCCATGCAGAGGTTGGCGGTTTCTACAAAATCAACTGAGGAAGCCCAAAAGTTATTAACCCTTGCTTTAGATATTAGTGCTGCATCAGGTAAAGACTTAGAAACAGTTGCAAATGCTTTAGGTAGAGCGCAAGATGGTAATCAAGCAGCACTTGGCAGATTAGGTCTTGGATTATCTAAGGCTGAACTTGCAACATTGTCATTTACTGAGGTGCAAGCAAAACTTGCAGAATTGTATGGTGGCGCAGCTGCTACAAACGCAGAAACATTTCAAGGCAAGATTGATCGATTAACTGTTGCATTTGATGAGGCTAAAGAAAGTTTAGGTTTTGCATTATTGCCATTTGTCGAGCAATTTATCACTTTCTTAAACGACAAAGGCATTCCAACATTAAACGGATTTATTGCAGGACTTACAGGCGATGCAGGACTAAATGCAGCTTTAACACAAACACAACAAGGTGCTGCAAGTTTTGGTAGAACTATTGCAAGTATCTCAGGCATTATTTCAGGATTTATTACATTTTTAAGAGAAGCAATTGGCTTGGTCGTATCACTTGCCAATGAACTTATCCGCGTAGTTAATATTATTCCCGGAGTTAATATCGGTGCATTACCTAACCCAGCACCATCAGCAGGTAGATCATCATTGCCATCGGTTCCTAGAGGCGGATCAAACTTTACTTATGGCTCAGGCAATCCGATGAACATTACAATTAACGCAATAGATGGCGAAGGTGCTGCAAGAGCTGTGGCTAAAGTAGTTAATCAAAGCGCATCAAGATCAACACCATCAATATCACAGACAGCATTACGAGATAGATAATGACTGCATGGTCGCCTGATTGGAAACTTACTGTCGCAGGTGTTGATTACACCGATATAGCAATCAGCGACATTCAGCATCAGGCTGGTCGCGATGATATTTACCAGCAACCAAATCCATCTTATTTGCAAATTACATTTGTGGCGTTGTCTGGTCAAACCTTGCCATTTGACATTAACGATAGTTTAAGTCTGCAAGTCAAGGACACATCAGCTGCTTATGTCAATATCTTTGGTGGCGACATAACAGATATTACAGTTAGCGTTGGCGCAACTGGATCAAATGCAACTGTTATCGAATACTCAGTCCTTGCAATGGGATCACTTGTTAAGTTAGCAAAAGAATTGTATTCAGGAACAATTTCTCAAGATGAAGATGGCAATCAGATTTATGACTTATTGTCTAGCGTATTACTTGGCACTTGGAATGATGTGCCAGCAGCTACAACTTGGTCAGGATATGATGCAACAGAAACATGGGCTAATGCGCTAAATCTAGGACTTGGCGAAATTGACACTCCGGGCTTATACACTATGGAAAACAGAGCAGCCGAAACAGATACCATTTACAACATTGCAAGCCTTATTGCTAACTCAGCATTTGGATATTTATATGAGGACAATGAAGGAAACATTGGGTATGCAGATGCAGACCACAGGCAAAATTATTTGCTAACTAACGGGTATGTTGATTTAAGTGCCAATCATGCATTAGGTCAAGGACTAAGCACAATTACTCGATCAGGCGATATTCGAAATGATATCTACATAAACTATGGCAACAATTTTGGCTCACAGGAAACTGCAACCTCAGCAACTTCAATTGCAACTTATGGCTACAAAGCCGAAAGCATAAACTCGGTGCTCCATTCAGCTGTGGATGCTCAAGCTGTGGCAGATCGGTATATTGCCCAACGAGCCTTTCCACAACCAGCATTTCAAAGCATTACCTTTCCAATCACAAATCCAGAGATTGACAATAGTGATCGGGATAATCTGCTTGGCGTATTCATGGGGCAACCGCTTAACCTGCAAAACCTACCGGCACAAATTTCTGGCGGTGAGTTTGAAGGATATGTTGAAGGATGGTCATGGAGCACAAGGTTTAACGAATTATTCCTGACAATAAACTTGTCGCCTGTGGCTTATAGCCAAGTGGCGATGCGTTGGAATACCACACCAATAACTGAAACATGGCAAACAATAGATCAAACATTGACATGGGAATACGCTACAATCGTATCCTGAGAATAGGACAAAATGGCAACCACTACTAATTATGGATGGACAACACCAGACGACACCGCTCTGGTTAAAGATGGCGCAGCTGCTATTCGCACTCTTGGTTCATCTGTTGATACAACAACCAAAAATTTAAACCCATCAACAACTCTTGGTGATATTGAATATCGTTCATCGACTGCTAACACAAACACAAGACTTGGAATTGGAACAACTGGTCAGATTTTAACTGTTGCAGGTGGAGTTCCTTCATGGACTACTTTCTCTGGTGGAGGAAAAGTTTTGCAAGTTGTTTCAGCAACTTATTCAACTGCCACAACTGTTGCATCAACTTCTTATGGCGACACAGGATTGTCATTATCAATTACACCATCATCAGCCACAAGCAAAGTTTTAGTTTTAGTTACACAATCGATTTATGCTACAAGGCAAGAACAAGCAGCAGGTGGATCAATTCAATTAGTTCGTGGTGCGACATCAGTTTATGAAGCAGATGGAACTGATGATGCTGGGGCATTATACATTAGAGCCACTACATCATCTGCTCAATCACAATTAACTGCATTGGCTGGAATACATTATTTAGACAGTCCAGCAACTACAAGTTCTACAACATACAAAACTCAAATCAAATCACAAAACACTCTTAATAGCGCATCGGTAATGGCACAGGCGCAAGGTGCAACATCAACAATAATTCTAATGGAAATTGGTGCATAATGAGTAATCTAGTTAAAGCAATTCATAAGTTAAAACCTAATTCCGAATTTAGATTTGAAAACGATGATTATTCAACTATCGAATGGATAGTTATAGATGGCGATGCTCCGACACAAAAAGAAATTGATGCTGCATTAAAGCAAGTTGTAAAAGATGAAAAAGCAGAAATTGAACAAAAGGAACTACAACGCCAAGCAATCCTTGATCGCATTGGTTTAACTGCTGATGAACTTAAAACGATACTTGGCTAATGAAGGCTTGGTTATCTAAAGCTGCTGTTCAAATGCGTGAGCAGATTGACGACAGTTTTGCCGATAGATCTCGCAAGTCTGATGGTTGGATCGGAAACGAAAAGCACCAAAACACTAAGAGCGATCACAACCCCTTGCCGTCTGGTGAAGTTTGTGCTATCGATGTCGATGCCAAATTATGCGATCAGCCTGAGATGAGCATTTACTTAGCAGAGCAAATTAGAGTTGCTGCTAAAACCGATAAGCGAATTAGTTACATAATTCATTGTGGCAAGATTGCTAGTGCTAAGTCCTTTTGGCGGTTTGTC